ACAATGAAGTTTTAAATAATTGTGGGATTCCGTATTTATGCCAAGCAATATCTGAAATTGTATTTAAACGAAACGCCGCAAGCTTACCCTTTTTTGCACACTTCAATTCAAAAGCGCCTATCTCTTTTTTAAGTATTGTTAAAAACAACTCTTTATCTGAATGCCATAAATCAGTTTTGCTTTGCCTTGCATTTGCTACTGAATGCATTTGCCCACGTCCTGAACTTACAAGACAAGGTTCTTTGCATTCTGCAATTACTTGTGAAGGGCAAATAATGCCATCAGGCATCAAAGACAAACTGGCAATATTATATTCAGTTCCAGTTTGTGTTTTCATTATTTTAGTATTTGATGCATTTGTATTTAATAATTTCATTTGGTCAGTTCCTTTTGTTTTGTGTTTAGTGTTGTCCTGGTCAGCTTTTAATATTGGTTAGATATAAACTAGGATAACGCCACCTTGTTAAGCTACATGAAATTTTTTAACAAGATTATTTTTTTTCAATAATTATTTTTTTTATTTTTTTTTATTGATACCTAGTAGGTGTATTGTTAGGCTACAATAATATCTTATCTAAATACGTTATATATTATCTATGTATATGATTTGACGTGCGAGTAGTTTTAGTTTTTTTAAAAAGGGGCAAAAATGATCATCAATAAATTTCAGGCAAGAGAGTTAGGCGAGGCTATGATTGACGCAGCAGAGGCTGTTGAAGTTAGAAAAAAAGATCAACAAGTGATATTTTTGGATGGCAAAGCGGTAGCTGTACCTTATGACCATGATCCTGAATCTGATAACAGTAGTGAGGCATACGAATCAGCAGGGGTAATAGTTAAGTACTAATATGCTTTGACGTGCGAGTAGTTTTCCAAAGAAAAACCCCCCGATAAATTAATACCGAGGGGCGAGGTGAGGAAGAGTAGTCAGGGAGAAGTGACTACAGCTAAAGTATAGCAAAGCCACGCTATAAATGCAAGATTTATTTATAGTATTGACATTACTAGTGCCACCCAATAGCTTCGTGTAAGTTATGAGGTCATAGGAGATAGTTATGTCAAAGATGAAATACATTACAACACGTAAGCTAACAGACGGCAGTATAAAGTGGGTTGTTAGTCCGCCTAATTATGTAAAAGCAGCAATAAATGCTAAGTATAGGTGCTTCGACACTCAAACAGATGCTACTGAGTATTCTATTTTTGTCAGTGAAGCTTATGTTGATCACCGTCGAGGTGTTGAGCGCAAACAGTATATAGAAGATGATACTGTTGCGGCATTAGTTAATGCGTATAAGATTACAAACAGTTGGACGCAATTAAGTGCTAACTCCAAACGTACTTACGATCAATTACTGAGATGTATGCAGAACATGCGGATAGGTGAAGCACGTAAACCATTCCATACAATGCGTATTTGCAATATAGATGTGTCATACGCAGAAGCTTTGTATCAGCAGCTAACTAAAGATGTCAGTATGCACAGGGCTAACCACACTTGTAAAGTTCTAAGACGTGTTTGGACTGTAGGTGATCGTCTTGGATTGGTTAAAGCTAATCCATTCAGGAATATGGGTCTAAAGAAAACCCCTGCACGAACAGTTCTATGGGAACAGGAGCAAGTACAGTCGTTTATAGACACTGCTGACACTATGAACCTACCATCTTTGGGTACAATGGCTCTTATGTGCTACCACCTATGCCAAAGACCTGGTGATATGCGTAAAATGACGTGGTCAAAGTTTCGCAATGAAATGTTTGGGTTCGAGCAAGAGAAGAACAAGACATGGGTTGATATCCCTGCCTCTCCTCACCTGATCAAACGCTTACAAGAAGCTAACATAAGCAATTCACACGACCATATTGTTTACTATGAGAGAACAGGTAAGCCGTATGATCGTCGTCAGTACAACAAAGTGTTCTGTCGTATCAGAGAAGCAGCCAAACTACCCAGTATCCTACAAATGCGTGATCTAAGACGTACTGGAGCTACTGAGATGGCTGAAGCAGGATGCACTGAGGATGAACTACGCTCTGTAACAGGTCACCAAAGCCGTGACGTTCTATCGATTTATGTACGTCCAACTAAAAAGCTTGCGGCAGCAGGTATCAACAAAAGGTTTGGATAAATGCAGAAACCTAATTATAATTAACTTAAACACAAAAGGAATCGACCATGAATAATAATGAAATAAAACTATTACCACAATCAGAGTGGACACCGCATAACATCAGGGATCAGTACATGGCTTGCGAGTGGTCTATTTCTCATGCTAAATCAGAAAACGATCCTGAGTTTGTGCGTTTTTATAAATCCATATTACGTGATATTGAGTTAAAGATGACCCCCGAACAATTTTCGTTAGCGGCAGATGATTTTGATGAAGTATCAGGCTCAATATATCGTTCTGTACTTGCAAAAGTTAAAGAGCAGGAGAAGTCTGATGACTGATAAATTTACATTAGAATTTGGTTTAGATGACTTTGAAACGCTACATCATACAAGCATGAGAAGTTTTTACTCTGAACAATCAGACAGGTTTGAATGGAACAATTCAGAGCAATTTGGTAAAAAATATAATGATTTAATAGATTTGCAATCTGAAAATTTTGTACCTGACCCCAAATATCCACAAGCAATTTATGACAAAGGTTGGTTTATGTATTGGATAGGTACAAATGATCTAAATATGTTAGTTGCTGAGAAAATATTACTTGCAGCAGGTTATAAAGTTTTTCGCCTGTGGGATATGGTTGAAAACCCTGATCCAGAATGGTGCTTGCTAACTGATTTTGCTGGTAATTGGGAGAAGTCCGATGGCATATCAAAAAGATTATAACTTTATATTCGAAAATGGAGATACTTTTACCTTACATGCTAAAGGTAAAGGACAAGCTCGTTTACTTTTAAGTCTATTTTCACCCGATAGAATAGGAGAAACCGCTATTGGATATGTTGAAGGCGATAAAGAAAATAGCTTTAAAGCCAAAATAGAAAAGATTAAACAGGTTGAAATAAAATAAAGTTGACATGCGAAACAGTAACTTTTATTAACTTAACTCAACTTGTATCACTTTGAACTATAAAAACCCAATGAAATCAGGGTATTGGTTGCGGGAGTAGGATTTGAACCTACGACCTTCAGGTTATAGGTAAAACGTTTGTTTTCAATAGGTTACAGGTCACGTAAGTTACTGTACCCATAACTCCGCCACGTAATTAAGTGGTTGACTTATTTACAAAGTGCAGTAGCCTTCGGCTAACCCGCCAGGGTAGTTTAACTGCTAACTGTTGAGGAAGATTAAATTGAGCAAAACAAAAACAAAAGAACTCTTAGGAGTCGAAGAATATAATGCAAAGAAAATACAACCCTGTCATACATGTCACAAACTTATAACTGTAGGGCAGCCTGTTTTACTGGTGGCTTATACAGCCGTGTCTAACCTTAAAACAGGAGTACAAAAGTTAGATGACCAGGAAGATCGTTGTTTAGTATTTCATCACCATTGCGATCATTGTGGAGAAATATTCAGAGTAAATAATCGTGTCTAGTTACTCTGATCAAATTGAATATGTTAAATCAGTAATCTTAAAAGAAGGTGATCGTCATACATCCGATTGCCCTTTTTGTGGTGGTAGAAACAAATTCACATTAGATAAGTTTGATGGAAAGTTAATCTGGAATTGCTACCGAGCATCCTGCGGTGTCAAAGGTGTTTATAGTGGTAAGCGAGATATCAATGCAGCACGATCTTTCCTCGAAGGTAATGCAACCCAGCGCTTTAAGGCTCAATATAAAGAAATACCTACACTAACTACACGATTAACGAATCATGAACCTGCTGTTAGTTACTTGAAGCATGTTAACAGCTACGATGCTTTTATAAGAGGCGATATAAAGATCAAGTACGCCCCTAGAGAAGACCGTGTACTGTTTTATAATCCTGAAGGTACAGGTGCAGTAGGTAGATCCTTACGCCCTGTTAGAGCTAAGTGGTGGAGCTATGGTGACCTATCAGAAGGAATACCCGTTGGTACTGGTACACATGCAGTGCTTGTAGAGGACGTAGCATCTGCTTGCAGCGTATCTAACTGTACTAATTTAATCGGGTTAGCGCTCTTAGGTACGAACATAACTAAAAGCATAACTAAAACACTTAGTAATTACAAAAAAATAACATTAGTTCTTGACAATGACGCATCAGTTAAAGCAATATACTTAGCAAGAAAGCTAAATATGCAATGCAACGTAAGATTTACGAAACTTGATTTAAAATATCTTACTGCACAAAAAATAGACGATTTAGTTTTTTAGAACACCAGATACCATAAGTTCTAATTTAGGGGAAACAAGTGCATGAAACAATCAAGTGGTAGATATAAATGGAATTACGTTTATAATACAATTATTGGCAAACATGTTAGAAAGATCGTGACACAAATTGCCTACGCTTCATTCGATTCGTATGTAGTATGTAATTTACACAATCTTCCTGTCACGTCTTGGAACAACACGATATTATCTCCACCAACTATCCTATTGAAATAAATTTTGAATCAAACTACATGCTTTCATAGAGGCGCATGTAAACAATTTTACATAATATATTTTATAGGAGATCGACATGAAATGTCGGGGAATAGTAGTCATAGACTACGATTTAGGTGGTGGCTTTTTAGTTGCTGCTGAAGAACAAAAGAAACTAGAGGATGCTATTGCATCTATCGTAAAAAACAACAAAAGAGTTGTATTTCACCAGGTAGATATGAAAGAGCGTCGAGGTGATCAGTCACCTGATATTAAGAACATGAAATTTAGGAACAGTTAACTTACTGATTAAAAACATTAATTAAAAAAAACGCCTCAGTCGAAAGATTGGGGCTTTTTTTATTTCTAAATCTGTTTATTACTAAGTGGCATAAAGAGTGTCACATGGAAGGGCAGAGCAGTTGGAAATACAATTAATAAAGACGTTGCTGAATAATAACACTTACTTAAACACAAAACCGAAATTACGCCAATCAATATTCTCAGATGAATTAGCACAGATTTATAATTTACTGGGTAAAGCACACACAAAATATGAAACAGATATCTCGCCTGATGATTTATATTCGCTTTGGTTAACAGAGAATCCTGTTGCCACAACTGCTGAGATAAATGACTTCGGTGATCTTGTTGATGAGTTAAAGTATGCAGATACAATCACAGATGTGATTGCTACAGATGTAATCGACAGTTTGTGGCGTAGAGAGATTGGTAGAGACATAGCCAACCTTGGTATCAATATGTCTACAGGCGATACAACAGCGAGAGGCAATCTCGTATCGCTGCTAGAGCGTACCAAAGATTCATATATGCCTGATGATTTTGGTGAGCCAACAACAGATGATATCTACGAGCTATTAGCTGAAACATCTAATGATAATCGTTGGCAGTTCAACATAGAAACACTGAGCCGTAATGTGTACGGCATCGGCCCATCCGAATTTGGTATCATCTTTGCTAGACCAGAGACAGGTAAGTCTGCATTAGCCATAAGCTTTTGTGCTGCACCTGGTGGGTTTGCTCAACAGGGCGCAAAGGTTCTGTATCTTGGTAATGAAGAGAAAACCACACGCACCAAGCTGAGAGCCATACAAGCATGTTCTGGTATGACCCGTGAGCAAATTGCAGATAATCCTGATTTAGCTATGAGCAAATACCTATCGATCCAAGACAGAATCATAATGAAGGATGTTCAGGAATGGGATTTAGATACGATCAATGGCTACTGCGAGAAGATAAAACCTGATGTAATCATAATAGACCAGGCAGATAAGATTAATATCGCTGGCAATTATAATGCTTCCCATGAACGTATCAGAGAGTTGTATCGAAGCTTACGTGAGTTAGCAAAGAGACATGACTGTGCGCTGATCGGTATCAGCCAAGCAAGTGCGGATGCTGATGGACGTACTCGTATAGATTTCTCGATGCTTGAAGGCAGTAAGACAGGTAAGGCAGCAGAAGCTGACCTAATCATTGGTGTTGGTAAACATAATGCAGCGGAAGATGATAACCCCGATCACACACGATTTATAAACATCAGCAAGAACAAACTAAGTGGTTATCACGGTTGCGTCATTTGTAACATCGAGCCTGAACTCAGCAGGTATGTTGTATAATGGGAAAACGATCAAACTTTGAAAGAAATCCACGAGATTATTATCGAACACCGAGAGAGGCTGTATTTCCTATCTGGCCTTACCTTCAAGATCATCAAACCTTCTGCGAACCCTGTGCAGGGGATGGTGCATTAATCAGATCACTTCATGAGATTGGAATTACCTGTTCTAGTGCTTGGGATATAAAGCCACAGGAAGGTGGTATTGGTATTCAAGATGCCTGTGAGCTAACTGAAGAGCATTTAAATGATGCTGATCTAATCATTACCAATCCGCCGTGGGAGCGTAAGCTTCTGCATCCTATGATAGAACAGTTCTCAGACCTCAGACCCACTTGGCTACTGTTTGATGCTGATTGGATACACACTAAGCAATCCATTCCCTTCATGCCTCGCCTTAGAAAGATCGTAAGCGTTGGTCGTGTGAAATGGTTCGACAAAACAGCAGGTAAAGATAACGCCTGTTGGTATCTGTTTGACCGTTACGACGAAACTTATGCAACGAGATTCTATGGGAGAACGTAATGAACATATTAGTATTGGATTTAGAAACAACCGTTCAAAAGATCGGTGGAAAGATAGATAACAGCCCATACAATCCTGATAATAAATGTGTGAGCGCACACTTTGGTTTCATTGGATGGGAAGGTGTAGATGAAGTAACAAACCTCGTGTTTCATCATAATGAAAAAGATGTGCCTGATAGCCCAGCGCAGATGCAAGAAGCACTAAATAAAGCTACGCTGCTTATCTGCCATAATGCTAAGTTTGATGTTACCTGGTTGTTAGAAATGGGCTTTAAAATCCCTGATAAAGTCTATTGCACGATGATAGGTGAATATATCTTATCTAAAGGTCAGAAGCGTCCTTTGTCGCTAAAAGTAATAGCTGAACGCAGAGATGTTACACGCAAGAAGTCTGATCTTGTAGATGACTTATTCAAAAGTGGTACAGGCTTTGAGGCTATGCCTTTGGCTACTGTTTTGGAATACGCAGAAGCTGACGTTATATCCTGCGGTGAAATCTATTTATCTCAACAGGATGAATACGCAGCTAAAAGCAATCTATCTTTAGCAGAGACAGTAAAGCTCAGTAATGAAATGCTATTGTTTCTGGTTGAGATAGAAAGAAACGGCATAAAGATTGACCTAACTGTACTTGGGGATATTAAGAAACAGTTCCAACAAGAACAGAAGGATCTCAACAAACGCCTAGAACAGATAGTTGAAGAGGTGATGGGAGACACGCCTATTAACTTAGCATCAGGTGCTGATATGACCAAGGTGGTATACAGCCGAGAAGTATTAGATCGTAATGACCATAAACAGGTGTGGAACATTGGTGTCGGGC